AATCGCTTCGCCAAGACCGATTTGTTCAAGCGATTCATGGTGGGGCTGGACAAAGACAAGATGCGGTTCTTCGACCTCGACATGTCAGCAAACAGAGACATGGTGTCCCGAGAGCAGGCCATGAGTAGTCCAGTCAAGGAGCCTCAGTTCCGTGGTGGTCGCAGCAAGAAGGTTGAGAAGGATTTCTCAGGAATTAGTGTCTGATAAATACGAGGTAAATCGAACCGGATTCTTGATGACACTGGCCGAACGCCTTAATCGCCAACTCCATAAACATTTCCCTGCCAACGTAATAGTGGGCAGGGAATTGTCGTATTCGGAGATTAGCAAGCGACTCAACGCGGCTCTTCGGACGGTGCAGGCCAAGGTGCGCGTGGCGAAAAGCACGATCATCTCGGACAACGAAAAGGTGCGCCCAGTCATTGATGTCATCGGGTCAGCAGAAGACCAGAAAATCATCATCACCATTCTCGTCTCACCAGACCGCGACCATTTCCACTTCACCCAGATCCGATACCGCAATTTCTTGCTGATGTTATCGATGGCGACCCACCATGAATTGGTGCATCGGAAACAGTTTTCCATTTACAAGAAAGCCATCCACCGACTCATCCCCGTACGCCATTCGTCACGGATCGGCAAAGAACGAAAAGCCGATATTGACTATTACCGTGAGTGGATAGAGATTGACGCATATGCCCATGACATCGCCATGGAGATTAAATACTTCTATCCAAGCATCGATTCGCTGAGAGTCGTACGACATATTGAGTCTTACCCCAAATTGGCTCATTTCAAACGGTACGCCACGACATTTAGGGGAACGGAATGGGGAGAAGTCCGGAAAATGTTGATTCGCCATATCATAAAATGGCTACCAAAATGTGCAATTGCCCCTTGACAATAGCAGCCTGTAGTGTTAATTTATCATTTCAACCATCGGAGCCGGAACTGTGGAGCAGCCAGAAAAAGACAAAGATCAACCCCGAAATTGGTCCGAAGTCGATATCGACGAACAGGAGTTTATTGACTCCATGCTAGAATGGGGAGCTTATGTCGATTTAGATCATCATTTTGAGCCACCCACAGAGACGACCCCGTAATTTCTATTCTTGAAGAGGAATTTCGTAATGACCCAGAAGAATTTCATTCGTAAGTATTTGAACAACGGTAACACCATCAGTCCGCTGGCGGCGAGCGAAGTATTCGGCATTCGCAACCTCCGCGCTCGCATTAATGAGCTTCGCCAGGAAGGATTCTTTGTGCTGACGAATCGTAGTGCTGGTGTGACCCAGTATGAACTGGCACGACCCAACAAGAATTTCATTGGACTGGCATATAAGCTGGCGGGCGGCAAGCTGTTCCGTTCCAGCGTCACTAACGGCTAACGGATAAGAGATGACCATGTACTTCATCAAAGGGTTTTTGCTCGTAGTGTTGATTTTCATGGTCTTCTCGCCCCGCATTTTCTTTCGGTGTCTTGACCGATATTTGTTCGCCGAAGATCCCAAGGACATGTCCGTGCCCTATGCAGACACGACCCGTCTTGTTCAACTAGATTCATCCGGTCTGAATGTCGAGGAAAAGAAGATCTCAAATATCAAGAAAATGATCGTTTCTGCTCCGACTCCAGACATGCGGCGACTCTGGGAAATCAAGCTCGCTGAGTGTCTTCGGAACACCCGATGGAAGCGTCTAGAAGAATTTTCCGGTGGGACACAAAGGGTATAAAAGAAGGGACCAGAAATGGTCCCTTTCTTGTTATATAAATACATCGCACCCTTTGTGATCAAAACTATGAATATACAGCTATTAACTGGGTTAATACCCAATAAAGTGTTGATTGAACTTCCAGAAATCATGGACAAGTTTGATATCAATACTGTTACGCGACTCTCCCACTTTCTGGCCCAAACGAGCCACGAATCTGGTGGGTTCAAGCAGGTATTCGAGAATCTTGGGTATCGCGCCGAGACACTGTTTAGACTCTGGCCCCATCGGTTTCGCGACAGCATGGAGGCCGAGTTCTATGTTGGCAGGCCAGAACAACTCGCCAATAAGATCTACGGACGCAGAATGGGCAACGGGTCGGCCCATACAGGCGACGGCTTCAAGTACCGTGGTAGAGGCTATATCCAGCTTACTGGTCGGCATAACTACACGGCGTTCGACGCCGTTGTGCCTGAAAATATCGTAGAAAACCCAGACCTTGTCGCCACGAAATACCCCCTTCTCACGGCAGGGTGGTTCTGGAAGGTGCGGTCTGTAAACCAGTATTGTTTTTCCGTCGCCGACAGCAACATTATGCGCGTCACCAAGATCATCAATGGTGGATCCACCGGACTGGAACATCGGAAGCAGCTTACGCTGAAGATTCATGCCTTGCTGGAGACTTCGTGAAAAAGGTCGGAGATTTTCTCTATAAGCTGCTGTTTGACCGAGAGGACGCACTGGATGCACTGCAATTGCTGTTTACGGCGATTGTCGTAGTGACCCTGATTGTCGTCTGGAATCTCACGGGAGTAACGACAGAGCCAGCCGCAGTCAAGGTCGAGGCGCTGATCACCCTGCGCTGGTTGGTCGGCCTGTTGGTCATTACGGCCATCCCCAAATGGATGATTCCGTCCATGGTCAAAATCGTGACTCGTGGGGTCATCCCGACTTCATACACCAGAACTACGTCTGAGGAGATTTATGAAGCCCCGATGGCGCACCCCACCACTGCCACAGAAGAAGACCATGTTGACGCCCCTACTGAAAGTACTTCGTAAATTCGCGCCCCTTATTCTGGGGATCGTCGCCGTGCTGGTGGTGCTGGTCGGCATGGATGCCTGTAGCAAGACCAAGGAAGACGCCTACCTCAAACAGGTAGCCACTCACCAGCAAGTCGCCAAAAAGGCGTTAGAGGCCAACGTAGCGGCCAACAAGCGGGTCTCTGAGCTAGATGGTAAGGTAACGGTACTGGTTTCGACCAACGGGAAGCTGGAACAGGATCTCCTCAAGGCAAAGTCCCAGACCAAAACGGCCAAGGACAACGCCGCGACGGCCAAGGATTCTCTGAAAACCGCGAGTACACTGCTCGACTCCAATGTCGTATTGACCACGATTGTATCCCATCAGTATACTGTGATCACCTCACTGACACTGGAAAATTCCGTACTGGGGTTCCAAAAGACCAATCTCGGCAAACAGATCGCCATGAAAGATTCTATCAACACAATCCTGACTGCCGACAATACCCGTCTGTTGAATGTGGTACAGCGCATTCCGAAGCCCAACAAGTGCGACAACAAGTTCCTGTTTTGTAAGCTCAACAAGCCAACCCGCACCACGTCGTTTCTCGCGGGTCTTGGAACCACACTCATCGCGGGAGTCCTGATTCGATGAAAAGCTTTCTGGAGTTTCTGCTTGAGGGGAACAAAAAGTACTACCCCTACAAGCTGGCGCGGTGGAAGAAGGGACAGAAAAAGCGGTCCATCTCCACGTCCAACGCCTACTATATCGGGCAAAAAGCCCTCAAGAAAAAGGTAGCCGCCGCCCATCGCGTGACCAAGCCAAAGTATCGGAAGAAAACTACAAAGAGATAAATATCTCTATGCATACACTCATCCCGAGAATCGAAGAATTGATCCGCTTGGGTCTCCTTCCTGTGGCACAATTGCCCGTCTTCAAGCGAGCCATCACCTATTCTGATCGTGGAATGGTCATGCCGACGCCGGAACGACAGGTGTTTTATGCGTTCATGGACAAGCTCGTGACGTTGTCCATCGGAGACCCCATGGGGTTTCGATTTATCCGCCAGAAGTTACTGACTACCCGCACTATGAGAACAGAAGAAATGGATCCAGTTAATGAGCAGTCGATGGGGACCAAAACCCCGAGTAAGATGTCTGACGACATGAAGCAGCAGGTTGCTGCCGACATGGCGAAGCGTAAGGCCAAGCGACAGGCCGCGATTGATGCGGCTGGCAAGGAAATGGCCGCGCACGACAAGAGAATGAAGGAAGAAGTCGAGCAGATCGACGAAGTTGGTCTAGACGGTAGGAGAAATCAAGCCGCCAAGAATGATCATGCCGACAGTGTGGGTCGTGAGTTTCACAAAAATGTAGAGAAGCACAGAAGTCCAGTAGAACCCAAAAACCGTAATATGCGCCGTGCCGGTCGTAAAAATATGGCGTCCAATAAAGGCAGAGACGGTGGTGATCTTCTCAAGATCAGATCATCTGCTATCAGTAAGCTTGCTTGGCGGAAGAAGATTGCCTCCCGACTGAAAACCGAAGAAGTCGAGCAGATCGACGAGTTAAGCAAGAAGACGCTGAAGTCGTACGTCAAGAAGGCCAACACATCTGCTTGGCGCAACAAAGTCAAAGGCGACAAAGAAGAAGATGCGTCTATGGCCACTGACGGCATGAAGTACCCTGCCAAACAGAAGAAGCACATGGACAATGCTGGTAGGGCGTTCGATAAGCAAAGCAAGAGAGAGCACGGCGTTGCAACCGCCACGAAGAAGCTCAAGGAAGAAGTCGAGCTGAACAAGGCCCCAGAGGGAATGCTCATGAACTTCGCTGGTATCGTGAAGTCCAAGATGCGTGCAGGTGGGAAGCCGACTGAGGGTGATAAGAAGCTCGCCACCAAGGCGAAGAACGAACTTCGTCGTCGTCGGAATGTCATGTCGAAGCGTGTCATGGAGTCGGCAGAAGACACGACCAAGATGTATGCGGATCGTATCGCAGAACTCATGCAGGAATTCAATATCGAGTCGCTGGACGCCTTGTCGCCAGAACAGAAAGCAGAATTTTTCTCTGCCATTTAATTTAGGAGATATCTATGTCAGGATGGTCGAGAACTACAAAGCCGAGTGCGAATACTGTCATTCCGGCGAACCAAATTTTCGGTGTTGATGTGGGCGAAGCCGCAGCCGTTCCGGGTATTGCCTCACCGGGTTGGGTGTCTCGTCGTCTCGTTGGTACTCGCGTGCTGTACGAGACGCTGGTCGCCATGAAGACGGGTCCAGACGAAGTTTCGGACGATACAGAGATCGCCGATTTCCGTATCGTGATTACAACACAACCGGCCTCTATTACACGGGCTGCTGCCGCCGCGTCGGTCTTCACTGTCGCAGCCGTCTCGGCTCCGGTCGGTGCCACGCTGACGTTTCAATGGCAGGTCTCCACGGACCTTGGTGTGTCTTTTGCGAACTCCGTCGCATCGGGTAACACGACGGCGACGTTGACGAACGCCACAAGCACGGGTCTCAACAACAATCAGTATCGTTGCGTGATCAGCACAAGCGGTGGTGCTCTTAACGTAACCTCTGCTCCCGCTATCCTCACCGTGACGGCGTAATCATGGCTGACGCCAAGGTTACCGATCTCACCTCAGCCACGTCCGTGAATCCCACGGACGTGCTGTATTTGGTGCAGGGGTCTGCCGACAAGAAGCTGACGATTGCCAATCTTCTTGCCAATCTTCCCAACTCTCCTGCGAAATTCAAGGGAGTGTTGGCGCTTGGTGGCACTCCACAAAATTTGTCTGGCGCTGGGACGATTACAGCAACAGAAACCGTTACACTGCTGAGTAATGTCGGTGCCGCTGTGATAAATATCGCTGATGGTGTGCATGACTTTCAAATTAAAGTCGTCGTCATGACATCATCGGTTGGGACCAGTGTGCTTTCCACCAACATCGGAGTTGGGCAGATATCCTTTAGTGCGGTTGGTCATTCTGCTCTTCTTTTGTGGATGTCGGGAAATTGGTTTCCTATCGGGGGCACGGCTGTAGTCACCACATAATGGTACAAGATGACACCAGAATTGACCGAAGACAACTTTCTCCTCTTTGCGGCGAAGGCATATGATAGGACCGCTTTCACGGGCATCAAAGAGTTTCATGAAGACCTTGGTCGAATTAAGTCGATCAAAGGCCTTCTGAAAAGATACAAAAATACCGGAAAGTTAAGTGATCGACTGATTCTGAACCATATCATTTGTCTGCACAATGTGTTTGGTGATGCCCTCGTTCCGATCCTGTTCTTCAAGACCGAATCGGGATGTTGGCCTCAGGTCAAAACCTTTTTGGTGTTTTTGGATTATCTGGAAGAGGGAAGTCGTGTCCTCCCAACGGTGTTGGAATCAGATATTTCACTGGATTCCAATATCATAAATATCTTGAGACGCATATGATTTCATTCAAGCAGTTTCTTCAAGAAGAGATGGCGGCGAACGCCATGGGGGCCGCAGGGCCACCGTTGGCCACGTACGACCCCCTTCTGAAGATCAAACTCTTTCGCCGGAAAAGAAAATAATGGACTATACCTTTTTAATTGCTGTTCCCGTTTTGGTCATTGCGGCGTGGTTAGTTAAAAACGCCATGACGCACCGAGTGAACCCCACGAACCCCACGAAGACAACTGGTGGTGGATCTGGTGGTGGATCTGGTGATGGCACCCCGACAGACGATACGGATCATGTGGAGCAGGCATCCCATGTCATGCCGGATATCATTGTGAACTTCGATGTCGCTGCGGTCGAACCGATTGTGGTGGTCGCCGAAGTAGCACCCACGCGCAAGCCGACTGTGAAGATACGCCCCAAGACAACCAAGAAGCCGATCAAAAAGACCCTGAAGAAGTAAAAAAAGGAGACCGAACATGGAGATGGATACTCAAATAGCAATTCTCCAAAGCGATTTCCTACGACAAACCGTCGTGATCTCGAAAATGGAGAACATGATGGAAAAATTGGGAGAGGTTTCGAACGCCGTCGCGAAAATGCTTGCGGTGCATGAGGAAAAGCTCTACCAGCACCAAGAGACCAATACTGAGTTGTTTGCGTTGATTGAAAATCATAAGAGCACTTCTCACACAGAAACTAAAGATCTGTATTCTAGTATTACGACAACACACAGAGAGCTTTCGTCGAATATTTCAGAAGTTGAGAAGACATTGAAGCAGATCATGAAGGTCGGGCTAGACGAGATTAAAGAGGCTATCATCCACGAAATGGAGACTCACCAGAAAGACCACGAGAAGAGAATTCGTGATCTGGAGCGGTGGCGTTGGATTGTGCTAGGCGGATCTATAGTTGCTGGCGCTTTTATGAGAGATGTGATTGGATTTGTTGTAAAGTAACCCTTGACAGTATACAACTAGCGCAGTATCTTCCAATGAGGAGGATACTGCGCTATGTCGTTTTATATTGATTCGAAGTACCTGATGATGATCAGTCATCGGCTTCCCTTGTTTGCCAAGAAGAAGGCAGACCTATACCAATGCCGCTGTGTAATCTGTGGGGATAGCAAGACCGATAAAAAGAAGTCGAGAGGATACTTCTATCGACAGCGCAATGACTTGTTCTATAAATGCCACAATTGTGATGCGTCCAAGCATTTCGGGTCATTTCTTCAAGACTTCGACCCGACCCTATATAGTCAGTATGTCTTTGAGCGATATACCAGTGGCGAGGGGGCGAAGAAAGCCCACACCAAGATTGAAAAGGCCATCGACATCCCATTCAATCAACCGGTGTTCCGCAAAAAGAAAAAGAGTCCACTGGATGACGTAGCCGTAAAGTTGTTGTCTCTCCCCGAAGAGCACCCAGCTAGAGTGTATTGCACCAATCGTAAACTCCCCGTTGACAAACTGGGCGGTCTGTATTACCTTGACCGCACTCGGGACATTACGAATATCTTCCCGCAGTACAGAGATACGATTCGATCCGACGAGCCACGCATTTGCTTTCCCTTCTTCCACGATGGGGAGTTTATGGGGGCCACGCTTCGTGCGATAGGACCATCGAATCTCCGATATATCATGGTGAAGAATGACGACGAACATCCGGCCATTTTCGGATATGACACCGTGGACTTCACCAAGCCGTTCTATGTAGTGGAAGGACAGATTGACAGTTTGTTTCTCGACAATGCTATGGCGTGTAATGGCACCAGCTTCGGAAAGCTGGAACATCTGGATATCCCGAAAGAGAACTGTGTCGTTGTCGTGGATAATCAGCCACGCAATACCGAAGTGGCCGACATCACCAAGAAGTATGTCGAGTTGGGATATAGTGTCTGTATCTGGCCTGAGACGCTGAAAGAGAAGGACATTAATGATATGGTGCTCGCTGGGGTCAACGTACCAGAGTTGATCGACCAGAACACCTTTATGGGCCTACGAGCCAAATTGCAGTATTCAACATGGAGAAAGGTTAAATGAGCGTATAAATAGCACTGAACTCTAAATGGAGACCAGTGTTATGGGAAGTACAAATTATAGAAAAATATGGGAAATACACCATGGAAGAAAAATTCCCGATGGTATGCACATCCATCATATAGATGGTAATCATAGTAACAATATTCCAGAAAATTTATTGCTGGTGACAATAGAAGAACATATTCAAATACACTACAAACAGGGCGATTATGCGGCAGTTCAAGCACTTCTTTCTCATTTGAATGAGACCGAAGAAGATCGAATGTTGGTGCATGAGTTTGCGTCATTCTATCAGTTATTGCTGTGGGAGAGAAAAGAACACAACTTTCAGAGGAAAGATGTTACGGAGAAAAGAATTCAATCTATAAAAAGAATTCATCGAAAAAGAAAAGAAAACGGTCTTGGTGCATTTTTAGGAATCAAAGACACAGTAGAAAACTCTAGAAATGCCGGAAGAAGAGCAGCAGAGTTGACTGCTGGTTTCCTTGACACCAATTCAGATAGACACGGAAGTAAGCATGTGAAATCCACGAAATGGTGGACTCACAAAACAGGTAAAAGAGTTCGTACAAAAGACTGTCCCGGTGAAGGATGGAAACAAGGAATGACATATGAGGAATCAGATCAATGAAGGTTAGACTTATTAGTTATACAGCCCCCAGTCAGGAACTCATTTCTTGCGGAATTGAGACAACACAAGACCTTGTATCATTTTGTGCAAGAGTTTCTAATCCGTCGAATCAGTATAATTCTGAAACATCGGAAAAACTTATCAAGTATTTGATCCGAAATAAGCACTGGTCGCCACTAGAAGTTTCGTCTGTGTGCTTAGAAATTGAGACAACAAGAGACATAGCTAGGCAAATACTACGACACAGAAGTTTTACTTTTCAAGAGTTTAGTCAGAGATATGCAGATCCTGTAAAGGAGTTGTCTTTTGAAGTATCCGAGGCACGTTTACAAGATTCGAAGAATCGCCAAAATTCTATAGATGTGGACGATGGGGAGCTACAGATTGCATGGAGAAAAGTCCAATCTGATGTGATTGATCAGGCTAAAAAATCCTACGAATGGGCTGTCAATAACGGCATCGCTAAGGAACTTGCTAGAAAAGTTCTTCCGGAGGGTCTGACCGCCTCCAGAATGTATGTTAACGGTACTATTAGAAGTTGGATTCATTATATCGAAACCCGATCTGACCCAGCAACCCAGAAAGAACATCGTGAAATTGCACTTGAATGTGCAAAGGCCATTGCCGAAATTTTTCCTTTCGTTATTAAACAATAAAAATTTCATTGTCGTGGGCGTTCTAACAGAAAACTCAACAATGATAAATATCCTTCCCCTCATGAACCAAGTGAGTAAGTAAATGAGTATGCAGAACGATGTGCGAATGTTCATGGAAGCTGGTGATCAACACACCCAGTCTCTCGCGGGGTTCTCGGCAGAGAATACCCACGCTTTATCACTCTACATGAAGCTGATTCGGGAGGAGTACACAGAACTCGTTGATGGGTACAACGACAAGGATATCGTCGCCGTCGCTGACGGATGTGGTGATTTGATCTGGGTCATTCTTGGCCTGTGTAATGCTGCGGGGATCAACATGGCCAGCGTGTGGCATGAGATCGCGGCGTCGAACGCCAGCAAGACAGTCGATGGAAAGTTGTTGAAGCGGGAAGACGGAAAGATCTTGAAGCCAGACACGTACTTCCCACCAAATATTAAGAGGGCACTTGGCCTTGGAGAATGAGTAAAAGCTATGGAATTGTCATCAAAGATTCTGTCGGAAGTCACTACGTTTATGAAGTATGCGAGATACCTTCCTGAACTGCGTAGGCGGGAAGCGTGGGTAGAGATTGTTGATAGGAATAAGCAGATGCACCTCAACAAGTTCCCTCACATAAAAGATGAGATCGAAGCAGCATACCGCTTTGTCTATGAAAAGAAAGTGCTACCGTCGATGCGATCCATGCAGTTCGCTGGAAGACCAATTGAGGTAAATAACGCTCGCTTGTTCAATTGCTCATATTTACCAATTGATCATCCCGATGCGTTCAGTGAAATTATGTTTTTGCTTTTGTCTGGCACGGGCGTCGGATACTCCGTACAGAATCTCCACGTACAGAAGCTTCCGACTATTACGAAGCCCACGAAGAAGCGCCGGTTTTTGGTGGGAGACAGCATTGAGGGGTGGTCAGATGCGATCAAGGTACTCATTTCGGCATATATGCGCGGCAAGGCTGAGCCAGTATTTGACTTCTCTGATGTTCGTCCGAAGGGAGCATTGTTGGTGACCTCAGGTGGAAAGGCCCCCGGTCCAGAACCACTCAAAGACTGCATCCATCATATCCAGAAGATTCTAGACCGAAAAGAAAACGGAGATCAGTTACGCCCAATTGATGTTCACGATATTGCGTGCTTTATTGCCGATGCGGTGCTTGCTGGTGGTATTCGCCGATCTGCAACTATTAGTCTTTTTGACATTGACGACGAAGAAATGCTCGGCTGCAAGGTGGGAAATTGGTGGGAGTTGAACCCACAGCGAGCTAGGGCTAATAATAGTGCAGTGATTCTTAGGCACAGAATTGATCGGGACACTTTCCTGCGTTTGTGGGATGTCATCGAAAAATCTGGTAGTGGCGAGCCCGGATTTATTCTGTCGAACGACGCAGATTTTGGAACCAACCCGTGCGGAGAAGTAGCTCTTAGAGCTAACCAAGTCTGCAACCTCAGTACGATCAATGTTTCTGACTTGAAAGATCAGCAAGATCTAAATGACAGAGCAAAAGCTGCCGCATTTATTGCTACTCTTCAGGCGGCGTATACAGACTTCCATTATCTCCGTGATTGCTGGAAGAAGATCACTGAGAAAGAAGCACTGATCGGTGTGAGTATGACTGGTGTTGCTGCTGGTATTGTTATGGCACTAGACATTGAGACTGCCGCTGATATTGCGACCGAAGAAAATGCGCGGGTTGCTTCCCTCATTGGAATCAACAAGGCAACGCGGGTAACCACTCTGAAGCCAGAAGGAACCTCTAGTCTCGTGCTCGGAACCTCTTCTGGGGTTCATGCATATCATAATGATTACTACACTCGTCGCATTCGTGTCGGGAAGGACGAGAGTATTTACAAGTACCTTTCGGTCAACCATCCGGAATTGGTGGAGGACGAATTTTTTCGGCCCCAGACGCAGGCAATCATCAGTGTTCCACAAAAATCCCCCGATGGGGCCATTACCCGCACTGAGCCAGCACTGGGCATGTTGGAAAGAATCAAGCGTCTCCACACAGAATGGATTCGTCCCGGCCACAGGAAGGGAGCAAACACCAATAACGTCTCTGCTACGGTGACCATCAAGCCCGATGAATGGGAACAGGTCGGTGATTGGATGTGGGAGAATAGAGATAGCTTCACTGCACTGAGTGTGCTGCCATATGACGGCGGAACGTACGTACAGGCTCCGTACGAGGATTGTACCAAGGAAGTGTATGAAGCACTCATGGAAAATCTTCGCGCTGTCGATCTGACTCAGGTGGTTGAGGGGGAAGATAACACAAACCTTTCTGATCAGTCGGCCTGTGCTGGTGGCTCGTGTGAGATTGTATGATCATCGTTACTCGCTTTACTGCCCCTTGGTGTCAGCCTTGTAAGCTGCTGACACCAATCATGAAAATGCTGGAAGACCGCTATGGTGATCTGGTTGTTTTCGCCACGGTGGATATTGAATCACACCCAGAGACTGCAACAGAGCACAACGTGCGGTCTATTCCTACTGTTCTTTTTCACGATGCCTCTGGCGGCACTGGTCGTCTTGTTGGTATCAAGCCCATGCAGGACTACATCGATGCCATCGATCTTCGACTGAAAGTCGATGCAGGGGAGGAAAATGTTTAACACACCAATCTTCTATGCCACCGCATCGGGTATTCCAGACATCCAGATTGGTCTGACCAATTTCTTCAACTCTAGTGCCTTGCCAGTCCCTCTTCCGCCTGAATTGGAGGAAGAGTTCACGGGAACTATTCAAATCCGCAATGTAGAAATTTACAAGACCCAAGATTTTCGGGTATTGACCTACGCGGGGCAAGAGTTGATGATCGTCGATCCGTCTGGTCATACAAGGGTCGAGGGGACGTTCCAGATCACCGGCAATCAAATCAAATCGTCCACTGGGGCGACGGCCATCACCCTGAGTGGCCCCAACGTACAGCTTGCCGGTACTGCCCAGATTGCTGGTATTATTAGTAGTCCAGTTGGTACGAATAGCTTTGCAGGAAATGTGGCAGTCGGTGGCAACATTGCCATCGTTGGGACGATCAGTGCCTCCGTCAAGTTCTTCGAAATTCCTCATCCGTCCCCCGAAAAGAAAGGGATGCGACTGCGCCACAGTTCTTTGGAAGGGCCGGAAAATGCGGTCTTCTATCGTGGCAAGATACATGGACATCGAATCCCACTACCGCAATATTGGAAAGATTTGGTTGACCTAAATACCCTGACTGCCCACCTGACCCCAACATCAGAAAATCAGAAATTAGTCATGGGCGCTGTGCATACAGGAGAAGTTTTTGTCTATAACAGCACGGGTGGGCTTTTTCATTATTTCATTGTCGGCACGAGAAAGGATATTTCACAATTAGAGGTAGAGTATGGCGAAGAGTAGAAACTGTGGGGAATGTGAGGTAGAGTTCTCAGTGATTATTGAGCAAGATGTGCGGGGATTCTTTCCGGTGATCTACTGTCCCTTTTGTGGGACCGATCTCTACGAAGATGAGACGGAAGATGAACTGAACTTCGACGAGAACGACGAAGAGTAACCACGATAAATAGGGGCATCTCATCATGGAGTTGCCCCTATGTGGCTATATGAAGGACAGGAATTTACGGACGCACAAGATTATGTCGGGTTCGTGTACATCATCACGAACCTCAAGACGGGTCGTCGATATATCGGGAAAAAACTATTTACGAAGGCTGGTACACGGCAGATCAAGGGAAAGAAGAAGAAAGTACGGCTTCCCTCTGATTGGTCAACGTACTTCGGCAGCAATAAAGTACTTCAGGCAGATGTGGTGGAGATCGGAGCAGATCAGTTCTCTCGGGAGATTCTGAAACTCTGCAAGACCAAAGGAGATTGCTCCTATCACGAAGCCAGACTCCAATTTACCTTCAATGTGTTGGAGCTTCCCTTGGAGTTTTACAACGAGCAGATCATGGTCCGTGTCCACAGAAAGCACCTTAAACTATGATATTTTTCTGTGTGCTCGCCGGAACCGCTGCGCTGATCAGTCTCGTGGCCGGATGGTTCTCCATTACCGGACTCGCCGCTATTTTTCCAGCCGCACCAGTTGCTGTCATGGTTATGGGTGCAGCATTGGAACTCGGTAAGCTGGTCAGTGCGTCGTGGCTCTATCGGTTCTGGGGGAAGAGTTCTCGGTGGATCCGTGGGTATTTGGTGCTCGCCGTATTTGTGTTGAGCGGTATTACGAGTTTGGGAATTTTCGGATTTCTTTCCAAGTCCCACATCGACGGGTCGGCCAAGATCACGATGGTGACAGAGCAAGTCTCCACGCTCGACGAAAAGATTGGTCGGGTCCGTGATCGACAGCATCAATATCAGATCCGCCTCGACAGACTGAACGACGTACTAAATAGTGTCGCACAGAGTCGTAATGGTGGTCGGCGAATCGTTGAGATTCGACAAGCACAGAGTCGTGAGCGGGTCATGTTGGATTCTCTGAGTCGAGTCGGCGACACGCAACTCGACTCTCTTATGTCCTCTCGTTCTTCTCTTTCTGATACACAGACCAAACAGAATGCAGAGTTGGGTCCGCTGGTGTTCATGGCAGATCTGCTATATAGTGATACCAATCAGCAAGACAAAGCAGTTCGGTTACTGATCCTGACCATCATGTTGGTGTTTGACCCATTGGCGATTTTATTGGTGATTGCGGCGAACATTCAACTCGCGTCATTGAAGCGAAAAGAAATTACCGAGGTGGATACATCATTTGATACCGATAATTGGTTTCAAATGGTCGATGACCCCTTGACAAATAGAGACAACTCCACTAGTGTTACGAAATGAAAAAACTTCACCTTGTTCTACCTCCAGCGTCTGAAATGAAGTTTATCGGCGACGAGCCTGTTTGGGCGAAGGGTTCCGTGACCGAGAAGAATTACATCAAAGAAATGATGCGGGGATTAAATTGGCACAATTATGTCGCCAAAGAATCTGACTATTGGAAGTATCTGTCGCAGTGGGTCTCCAAGCACGCCGCCCACCACATCAAGACATTTGACACCATTACCGTGTCGGTGGTCGGACCAACGGTCGCCTCTATTGCCAGAATGCATCTTCAGGGATTCCCACTGAAGGACCATCACCTCGACCAGATTAATACCCTGATCGATGCACTGTGCGCTCCCAAGAAGCGAGCGAAGAAGACCGCCGTAGTGGTCGCCAAGGTGGTCCCTGACGTACAGAAGGCCATGCGCCAACAGGTGACGGGAACCCTCTCTGATATCAACGCAGAGATTGATGCGGCCTTTGAAAATTTTGAGATCGATCCTCCCAAGATTACGGATATCATTCTCGGGAAAGGACACACGGCTCGCCATCTTCAGATTGTGGTGACGCATATGATCCCTCAGATTGCTGAGTGGCAGGCGGCATACAATAAGCTCGACGAGCAGTTGGTGGAGGGGTACAGCTACGTGCCGCGTCGGAAGTTCAAGCAGATTATTGACGGCTTCACGACCGTACTAGAAAAGATTCAGGGGTTCATATCCCAGACGAAGACGGTTCGCAAGGTGCGTCCAGTCAACAAAGTCGTCCTGACGAAGAACCTGAAGTTTCTTCCCGTGTATGAACAGTTTACTGGCGAGCCGACTGTGTCTGTTGTCGGTGCTACTGTGCTCTGGATCTTTGATACAAAATACAGAAAGATTCTTCGCATGGCCGGAGAGAAGAAAGGACTCTCGGTGAAGGGGTCGTCTATTACGGGTGTTGTGAAAGCAGAGACCAAGATGTTGCGGTGGCCGGAAGACCAATTGAAAGAATTCGCTCGCGCCAAAGGAAAGACCGCGAACGAATGGTTCGATGGAGTGAAGACAAAGAACACCGAGACCGACACCAGAATCATCACGAAAACCATGATTTTATTGCGGGTCGAGTAATTATTCTATATTATGAGGTAGTAAAATGATTTTGATGGATCTGTCACAAGTAGCCATGAGTTGCATTCATGCCGAGTTGAAGAATACGAGTAACGCCGAGATCAGTATCCCACTCGTGCGTCATATGATTATCAACACCATTCGATCCAATCGCGTCAAGTTCCGTGCGGAATATGGGGAACTGGTGATTGCTGTGGACTCGCGGCACTACTGGCGCAGGGACGAGTTCCCCCACTACAAGGCCAATCGCAAAAAGGCGCGAAAGGATTCAAGACTTGATTGGGATCAGATTTTTGTCGCCGTCAATCAGGTCAAGGATGATCTTCAGCAATACTTCCC